TTCAATTTCTCCATTCACAGTGACAAAACCATAAAGAACAGAATCACGATAAATAGGAACTGCATAAGCACTCTGTTTAACCTCAACCCATTCTTCATCTTCTTTAACCAATACATTGCCAGCTACTTCTACTCCACGATAATTGTAATAGTGGTCAACTCCTATTTTCAAAACACCGAGCACTTGACCACCATTTTCTAGCTCAACATCGAAGTCCACGTTTCTTGCTAAACAGAAACGGTCATTTGTGACATCTATTTTTGTTTTGCCAGTGAACACGATAATTCATCCAGGTTCATAAAGAAACCTAAAGTATAAGAAGCGGGGTTTACCCAAAGGTATTTAACCACACACCCTATTAAATTCTTCTTACCTGTTACATGACTTACAAATTTCTGAGTTAAGAACTTACACACCTTTCTAAATGGTTTGTTCTTTCTCATTACAGTAGCGAATCTTCCACCCCAATTGTGGTATCCATCTACCCACATTTTACCTCTAAGAGATCCATCGTGGTGAGTTCTTCTACACCAGATAACCGCTTTAAGTTTTTGCTTATCAGTCCATTCCTTAGTTTCATTTAAAACTGTAGTAATGATACACCCTGAATCAGCTGCAGCTCTCTGAGCATTAGCCGATTGTTGAGCACCATAAGCTTGCATATCTTCTCGGTAAATTCCGAATCTTTGTTTGTTTTGATTCTCAATATCCTTCTGAAGTCTATCAATGTTTCTACCACCTACCATTTGTTCAGCTTGTCCAGTTTGACCTAGTAGTTGGTTCTTCATTGCTTCATCTTGAGCAGAGATCTGAAGTCCAGCCATCTGATCTTGCGTATTTTGCATTTGTCTAGCTCTCATTAAACCAGACTGACCAGCTTGAGCTAATCTTTCTGCAGCTCCACCAGTTAAGCCGCCTTTCATTGCTAGAGCGGATCTAGCTTGAGCACCAGCACCAGCTTGTTGTCTAGCAGCTTGATCCATTGCTTGAGCTGACATTAACCCTTGTCTTTCTCTAGCGAGTTGAGCACCACGAGTATCACCTTCAGCTAAAGCTTTTTGCTGTAAAGCTGCATACGAAGGGCCAAGTGATTCTTTGAATTGTTCAGCTAATTGTCCTGGAGTTCCTTGCATGGTAGTAAAATCTGGTCTTACTTCACCGTATCTATTTTTTCCACCAGCTATTCTAAGTAATCCATCATCTCCAGCCTTCATGACATTTCCAGAAGAGAACATATCTTGAAAACCTTTCATCTGTTCAGACTGAGCTTTCATCTGCTCCATCATATCTTGCATTTGTTTTTGCTGAATCTCTTCCTGTGTGGGTGGATTAAAGTTATTCCAATTCATAGGTGCTCCTAATAAAAGTCGTCATGCTCTGACATATCATCGTAAATAGTTACATCTTTTTCAATCTCGTTATCTCCATCTGGAGTCATATTGGCCAAGGTGTTTTCCATATTGTTTCTGAATCTCTCAGCCACTTGTAAAGCTCCAAGTGCTCTAGGGTCACCTTCTTTCTCATAACAACGAGCTTTTGCGTGTTGTATGATGTAGTGGGTGAACTCAGGAATATCACAGATAGAAGAATCACTCTCCATTCTGTTAGCATTTCTCAAGTAGTACATGGCCACATTGGGAGATGTAAAAGTTTTCTTTGGGGTAGGTACAAAGGTAAGTGTAGGAAGATCATCAACTGTTAAAGCTTGATTGTTGAAAATGATGTACCTGTAAATGTCATCCTCAACCAATTCCTGGTACTCAAGTTTTTCAAAAAGATCTTGAGTGTTCTTAAATCTCTTAATGGTATAAACATCATATCCATCTCTATAGACAATGGACCTGATCTTCATAGCATAAATATTTGTTGGAAGCTCATAATCAGAAGTACCATTAACCATCGTTAAGGTATGTTTTGAAAGAAAGTAATCTTCATATAAAGTGTGGATTAAAGCTTCACATTCATCAATAGCTTCATTAACATATCCAAGGAGTTCTTCTGGAGTTACAAAAGTTTCTTGTTCAATACCAAGATCTCTTCTTACTTTGTTTTTAATTTCACCGTAAGTCCAATATTTCATAATTATCTCTCACTTTTATCATACATATAACTGTCAGCATTTTCACTGAACCCATATTCTGGAGATCTATCAGGATGAGTGGCCAATATTCTCAGTTCTTCTATGTTTCTTGGTTTTCTTTTACCTGTAATTAGATTTTCCATGTCAATTTTTTTAGCATCAGATTCCATTTGACTAGAAGCTCTAACTAATTCAATGGGAGCATAATTCCTTACCATGTGCCTTATTTGATCTGTAGGCATCTTCTCCCACGATTCACCTTCTCGCATCCACCATGGCCTAGATCCATCTTTTTCAGGATTAGGATTAGTTTCTGAAGCTGGTTCATCCACTTTAAAATCTCTTGATCTCCATCCCAATTTACCTACTTTTATCAAATCTTCTCTCGAAGGATTTTCATTTAAAACTAATGTTTTATAAGTTTCTTCTAGTGGAAAACTTGTTTGAGTTAATAGCTTATCAATGTAGTGTGGATTTTTCTTAGATTCATTAAATAGTTTTTGCACATCAGAGTTTAATATATATTGCTTCCTTGCGTTCTCTGATTTCTCATCATCCTTTGTCCAACCTTGAAACAAATGATCATCATCTTCACCTATAAACCATCCCTCATATCTTGGGTCTTTAACTGCATCTGGTATAAGTGCCATCATCATTTCTAGTTTAGTTGGTTTCTTTTCCATTACAGCTCCTTCACTGTTTTCCAAGTCATTAACAGATCATAATTATCGGGGTCACCAAAAGTATAGGAAGTAAAGTTTTCTAGCATCGAAAGAATAACCTCATTACAGGTAAGTGCTTTGTAGTTTTTCCCATAAGTATTAAATGAGATAAAACCTAGAACTTTTAAAGCAAGTCCAAAAATTTGATGATAATCATAAGGTCTATCTTCAATTTGTTCAAACCACTTTAGAAATTCAATTATATCACAGTTTAATTCTAGCTTCCTGTAGTCAACAATGGAATACTTTTTGAAGAATTTCTGAGATAATTTGTCCTGTACTCCCTTAGATGTGGAGTCGATAACCTTTGAATATCCTGTAATACTGGTAAATTCCACGGCCAAGTGAGAATAGGCCTTCTCGTCCCAGGGCTTGAAACCCTGAAATATCATAATAAGCCATGCGATAAATGGGAATTTTAGCTTGGATCCGGTTTTATAGACTGTTACTACCACTACCAATCTTCCCCTTCTCCAGCTACATTCGTATCTACTTTTTGCTGATCTACAAAGTTGTATAAATTAATGTAAAAATCCACTGGTGATGTTCCCTTATTATCATACTCAATAACAAGTTTTACACCCTGTTTAGGTGTGGTAGGAAATAGAATATCTTTCATTTCCATATTAGGAAAAATATTAAATTTCTTAGCAAATTTTTTATATCTTTTCCATGAGTCTAGTGGTGGTACAAAATACTCAGTCCACATATTTACATTGTCACCTTTATTAGAGTCCCAAGCATATATGGACACTCCGAAAAAGTTTATAAAATCCACAGCTTCTTCATGAGTAAAGTTGTATTCGTGCCTTGATACCGAACTTGCATTAGCTTTGAACGCTATACCTTCTCCACGAAAATCTAATAATGGTGCTTGATCTGTTCTAAAGCTCACTAGAAATACTCCTGTCTTTTTTGCTCAAAAAGAATCTTTGAGTTACTTGTAACTGTTCTAGCTTGAACAGCAATTACATCAGGTGTTTCAGCAATATTAAAACCTAAATACACATCTGTTTTAACCTGACTAACAACATCAGAACCTACTCTAGCGTATCCACCATCTATCTTAGACCCACCAGATAGAGTTATAGATCCTGGGTTTGAAGCTACTTGAACCACACTATCAGATTCAGCTACCCATGTAGGAGTACCTGTTAAAGTAGGGTTAAATAAAACTTCCCAAATAACTTCACTATTACCAGAAGTAACAGTTAAAATTTCTTCAAGTATTTTAACTGTAGCATAAGGATAAGCGGGATTTATACGAATAAGTAGAATAGTTTCAAAGCTTGTATTAATTGTAATAGTAGATAGCCCAATATCAGAAACTCTTAATATACCTATATCTCGTCCATTTCCTTCAACATCAAAAGAACCACAAGTAACGTGCATTGTATCAACCGCAGCTGGAGTACCAGTGGCCTCTATCTCAGATCTTAAGGGGAGAACTGATGACCGCATAAAAGGGCCGATTTTCTCATTACCAAAATATTCTTCATGGATAATAATAGCTTCACCACCAGCCATTATTCCCCACCTAATTCCACCAGTACCAAGCCATGCAAAGTCTATCCAAAATAATTGTTGTTTTTCTGGATCAGCTGTTATTCCACTTGCTCCAGTTCCATCAAGTTTATCTCCGTTCCAATTAGCTTGCGATATTCTAGTATCCACTACAGAACCAGATACATCAGATCTGTACACTACATAGAGGGTGGTGCCATCTGTTTCAAAAAAGATACCGTTATTTTCATCAAATAAACCATGACGCTTTCTAACTCCAGTTTGTACTCCATGAAAATTTGCGGTGTAGTGAAAAAGGTGAGACTTAGCATTGTGATACTCCATTCTTCTTCTCGACTGAAGTATTGCCTTGCTCCCTGTAGTAGTAGTTATTGCAAGTTCTCTTGAAGAATTATTTACTTCGTGAGTTACCGTAGCTCCATTAGCTACACTTGTATCAAAATACACACCAAAAGATACGTCGTATTTATTGTTAAATTCAAAAATTGTTATAGGGTTAGATACCCTTAATCTTCCAAAAGAATCTAAATGGTGTCCAGGTGATGGTTTGCTTGTAACTTTTAAATTATCTTTAATGTTCCCGATTTTAGTTCCATCGGTATCACCTTTGATCTTAACCCATCCCTGTACTATCTTTAATAAGTTCACGCTTCATCTACTCCATTGACTGTATCACCATTGTAATTATAAGTTACAGTCTTTGTCGATAAGACGGTACTTCCATCGGTATCGTAAAATTCATAGGTGACAGTATTTACCAGATCCCCATTATAAGCCAATGTAGCTTTAGCCAATCTGTCTGTAAGATTCTGACTAGGGCTTTTGTAATATTCTAATATTGTCATTAGATCATTCACATAAGTCGGTTTTGTGGATCTGGTAGCACCAGTTAAAGCTTCAATAACCACGGCCCCATCGTTGATGAGGCCATCGTCGGTTTCAAAAGCTTTGTTCAAGTTATTAGACATCTTCTACAGCTATCCTTCTAGCTCTAACAGTTACACCAGCTGTTCCAGAAGAAGCTCTCAATCTCATGTTCCCACCTGATACATCGGTAGATAATGTGACATCAAAACTAGCTCCAAGCTTTAATTTTGCATAAACTGTGTCATCAGTATTAGTACCATCATTCATAGCAAATACTTCAAATGATTTTTTATTAGCTGGAGTAGCTTCTTCAAAAGCAGTTACCAACCACTTACACGCTTGAATGGTAGCTACTGGTACTTCATCAACGGTAGCAGCTGCGGTCACTCCAGTAACTTCTGTAGATCTTAAAGATCCTAAGAAAGTAGCTACTGCTTGAAGTGCTGACTTTACAGTTTCAGTAGCAGTAAAAAGAATTGTACCAAAACCAGTAAAAGCTCCAAGGTTTGTAGAGTTCTCAGCTACACCTGAAAGAGTGATAAGGTCATCAACATTAGCATCAATTTCAGTAATGATACCATCTTGAGTCTCATCTTTTGACTCTAATTGCTGGAGTGCATTTTTAACTGTGGTGTTATCAGAGATAACCGAACCAGTAAAAGTTCCAAGATCTGTAGAGTTCTCAGGCATCCCTGAAAGAGTTATAAGATCATTTACGTTAGCATCAACTTCTTCATGAGCTGACTCTAATTCACCTAAAGCACCTTTAACAGTAGTGTTATCAGAAATGGTAGCTCCAGCAAAAGTACCTAAATCAGTAGCACCTTGAGATGTTCCAAGTAAAGTGTCCTGGTTATCATTGTTGCCATCTAGTTTCTGAATAGCAGATTGAACAGTATCAGAAGCAGAAATGTCTCCAGATCCAGCTGTATAACCAGCTGCTAGAGAAATACCATCAGCAAAGTTCCAATCAATATCTGATAGTTTTACAATCTGAGTACCGTTGTAAGTAACAAGTGCTTTACCTTCTTGACCAGCTGGAGAATCTGGCAAGTAGTTATGAGCAACAAAAGTATCACCTTCAGCAAGGTCAAGGTAACCAGGAACAGAACTAAGTGTGATACTTGGAGCTGATACATCAGTTACTTCATAAATAACACTATTACCAATAACATATTCACCAACTGCGAAGTCACCAGCTGCTAACTGAGTACCTTCATCATCAGTAAATGGTGTGGTTGATAAGTTTCTAGCACCTGGAGTAATTGTGTCACCAGTTACCGCTCTAACAAGTTCAGCTCTAAATTTTCCAACTGAAGCACCACCGATTAAAACATAATCACTTGCAGCTGAAATATTAGTAACCTTCTGGTAAAGCTCACCTGTTCCCCTACGGATATAAATAGAACCTATCTCCGCATCACCTTGTTTTCCAGATGTTCCATCAGGTACAGCTGTACCAGCTAAAACCATGACTCCATTCTCAGAGTTCTCTTCTGAGATCTTGAGGCCAAGTTCTACGTCAAATAAATTCCTACTCATGACTTCTCCTTGTCTATAATGTCAATCTTCCAAAACTGACATCTAAATTATAAGTTTCATTATTTTGTACTTGCAATTCCACATTAGGACCAACTATTACCGCATTGATACCATAGTCAATTACATCACCATCTTTATTATAAACAGTGTCCGATACATCACCATTTCTTTTTGAAACAGTCATTGTAAAGGTTTTAAATTTATTTTCAACTGAATTGTACACTGTTATCTCATAGTTTCTTTTTAATAAATCAGTAAATTTAAAAGTATCTATACTCTTTGTTGACGATGCTGAAACAACATCATCAAACTTTTCCCATACTTGAGTGGCCACAATATTAACCACATTATTGACAGTTCCAGCTACGGTACTGTCAAGACTCTCAATCTCTTTCTGGATACGCTTAAAGTTTTCCTGGATATATCTATCACGGATCTCTTTAAGCAGTAGCTTAAGTGCCACTATTTCCTCCTAGCGAACTAGGATCATAATCAACTTGTTGTTGTCCAAGCGGAGCATAAAGAATAGTAATACCAAGGAGCTTAATAACTTCATCCTTAGCAAATCCCCTGATCTCCCATGACTGTGATCCATCTACAAGTGTACCAGCATCATCCTTAACCGTTAAGGTATCTAAACCTTCACCTAAGATCTCATAACCTAGATCATAGTTATTACTGAAATGAAGAGAGTATCCACCCATCTCAGTAGGCCAATCGTTAGTACCTGGATTATCCAAGGTAGCTGTTTTAGCAGTAGCATCTACCGTAGCAGTATCAAAGCCATCTGATTCAGTAATAACCACAAAAGCGTTCTTCACCTGAATCTGCTTATAAGTACAACGTAAATCATCGGAGTGGAATCTTCTCATCTGCTCTACAAAACCTGGAGTACCCCAAGTGAAAGCATCATCACCCCAAATAAATAAAGGGTCACCCCAAATGAAGTTACCCCGCCACCTGATGATTGGCACTTCTCTTTCTCTAGTTCCAATATCAGAAAGAGATACAATCTGAGCTGACAAGTTAGAAATATTCTCACAATTTAGAAGAACCCTTGGAACAAATTTTCTGTTCTTAGGGTTACCAAAACTTGTAGCAGCTGAAACATAGTTGTACATGATCGGGGTTTCAAACCATTGATCAACTGTCTTTGTTAAATCTGTTTTTGGATGAGAGAAAAGCTCATCATTGTGTTTAAAGATATAACCTCTACGGTCAGCTCTTATTAGATCCCCATCTTTGAAGAGTGTTGCCGTTGGTGCCCATTCATCCTGGTTACCCGCTGTGGTGAAACTCGAATCGGCACGAAAACCATAACGAGTGTCAAGTATGTATGAGTTATCGACATCATCAGATACCCCATCACCAGACTGAACACTCCACCATACTCTACCATCAATTCTGTCATAAACTCCATAGATCCTCTTTCGTTGTAAATCAGTTTTCACAAAGTCTCTATAACGCTTATTAAATCCATCACTAATTTTGAATGTTTTGAAACCATCGGTGAAGGCAAAACCTTCTTCAGAAGCAAAAACTACACCATCTTGAACTTGAACTACAGATGAGAGACTGATGCAACCTATTGTATCAGAAATTTTCTGATAGGTCACTCCACCATTACCCTGCTCATCAAAGACTCCATCTAACCGATATACCGATCTACGACATAGCACAATTGTTCTATCTAAGTAAGAACTTATGGCCACGATGTCATCTTCTAAATTAACAAAATTTGTTTCTGGAACAGAATCAATATCTGAGAGAACTGATTGGTAGACTCTGTTAGCCACTATTTCAGTTCCAATTTTTACATTTCCATACCAAGCAGCACCGTTATTAACGTGCATTGCTTTAGCTAAAGGTGGTTCCCCATTTTCGAGAACTCCACCTTCAGTATAAATAACAGCGTTTGTACTTAAGGTTGAATCATCTAAAGTGTCGGTAAAAATAGTTATTCCATTATTGACCTGACCTACCTCATACAAAGTAGTTCCACCAGCAATGGATCTGTAGATCTTCACCTTGATGTTAGCTGTATCCCAATGCTTACCTCCAGTGTTTGTAAGAATCGGGATTGAACTAATATCAATTTGATTAGAGTCTGGAGCATCTACTCCAGTAATTTGAACTTCCCGAACAGGGCCAAAATCTTGAAAAGTTACCGTTCCAACTTTGTATTCATAGAAGTACAAAAACGCATATAAATAATCATTAGCTCCAGCTGTTCCATTTAAGGAAGGGTTAGTAGCTAATCTTGGTAATCCAGCTGATCTTAGTTGTAAAGCTCCAAGGTCATCCTTGTAAACCTTTATTGCTGGTGAGTACTCATCATTGGTTAAGAGCAAATGATTATTCCATTCAGCTTTTGAGTAGCTTGAGTTAGCATCTCCAGTAGAAAAAGCACTAGCAGAATCAGGGCCAAGGATCTCAGTCCATGAAGAACCATCTTCAAAATAAAGCTTAGTATTTGCTAAAACCAATAAATCATCATTGAAGTCCAGTAAGGCACCTACTCTTTGGTTACCTAGAGGGATCTGTGGTTTATCTGCATCATAGATGGCACTTCCTGGAATTGTCGTTAGCTTCTTATTTTCCGTGATTAGAAAATTTTCGGCAAATTGACATTTATTCAATGGGCAATCAATGAAGTTATCAGTGATACCACCAGAAAAATCATCTAAAAATAAAGGAGCAGTTTGTAACATTAAAACCCCTTATGAATAAAGAACTTTTACGTCTTTAGTATTATCATTTATGTAAAGATAAAAACTATTAGCAGAGATAAACTCATGATCAAGGTAAAGTCTATTACCGTTAGCATTATCATAAAAAGCCAGGTTGTATTTGGTATGATCCAAACCACCTACCGTTGTAATAGTTTGTCGATATATCCCATCTCCCACAGAAGTCCATGAACCATTTGGAGCTATCTGAGAAGAAGCTTCTAATGCTTGAGAAGATAGTTTAGCTGAACCAACACCATCATGATTGTGATCATTGACTAATTGCCAATTGTTTTCAAGTTTCTCAAAAAGAGTTTTACCTTTATCACCATCTTCAGGTTTATAGTAACCGTAAGTTAGAGTTCCCATTCTATCTCCCTAAAAGTCTAAATATATCATTTTGCTTCATGAGTTCCAAAGTAAATTTTCTCATCTCAGCTCTATGTTTATTAGTGGTACATTGAAAACCTACTGAATCTTCAATAGGTAGGTTGTACTCACGATGCTTATCTTCTAATTTTTTACTGGTGTCGATGCAAAACAGCCCTTGTTTCAAAATGATACACTCAGGGCCTTGTGGTATCTGTAGTTGACTACAGCTTGATGTTAAGATTAACGAGCTTACGATGCAGCTCTTTAAGTTTTTCATCGTCCTGTTTTTCCTTTGGTTTTGCAGTTTCGATGTCTATTTCTTTACTATGCTTATCAATCAATCGAGCTTTAATAGCATAATGTTTTTCAATCTTTTTTTCTTGCCACTGGCGATAAAAATTTTTTATCACAGTGAAAATAGAGGCGATCATTAAGACCGCCTCATAAATAATTTTCAACTTTGCTAACATTAAAATTCCTTAAGAAGATCTAAAACAGCTAGACCTACTTTAAGAGATTTTTCAACTTTAACTACCAGTGATTCATCATCCATTGACTCTGAAAGGTGTAAAGCTGCAAATTTAAGAAGTTCTCCAACTTCTTCTTCGCTTAGATCTTTAATCTCATGAGGTACTTTACCAACATTATCTAAAGCAGGGCCTAAATGTGGTAGAGCTGCCATTAGATGAGGGGCATCTAAAAGATTTATGTTCCCATCAGCTTTAGCTAGTTTGAAAGATTTAGCAAAAGCAAAACCAAGTGCTAAAACTTCCTTTGTTTCTTTGATACCTTCTTTATCCCCTACCTTTACTTTAGGTGCTTCTGGTTCTGGAAGAACAGCTTCTTTAAGCTCAACTGGTTTCTTTTCAGCTGGAGCTTCTTCCACAGCTGGTTCAGCTGGGGCTTCTTCCACAGCTGGTTCAGCTGGGGCTTCTTCCACAGCTGGTTCAGCTGCTTCCATTTCTTCTTCCATTTCTTCTACTTCTTTTACTTCATCGTTCATCATTTACTCCTTTTTTTGGTGATGGCCATTATTCAAAATCTTTAAGGTCACAAGTTTTTTTATTAATTATACAAAGTGCTCTCAAGACATTTCTAAGTTGTTTTCCATTGCCCTTTGCCACTTCTTTGATCTTAACAAACTCAGCTTGACTTACTTTCTTCTGAACTTCTCTTAAGATCTCTTCCCTGGTTTCTTTAACTTCAGCTTTAGTAGCGAATGAACCAAAATAAAAAGCAACAAGCATAAAGGCACCAGTGACTACAGCACCAGTACCTTTATCTAATAATTTGTCTTTTAATGATTTATTCATATTAGTTAATCTTCACGAAAAAGTTTACAGTAGTGTTTTTCATTCTAGTTTCTGAATCAGATGTTCCAGATATTGGGCCTGTGGTGGCTTGGGTTGTTACGAACCTGGATAACCATAGTGAACCAGCTACCAAGTCGCCTTGAACAGAACCAAGTCTAGCATCATAATTATGTGTATGTGATTGAAAAGCATCACCTTGATTAGCTCCTAATGCAAGATCTACAGGGTTTACACCAGCACCATTATCTTTCATCCTTAATGCTCTACCTCTAGCATCAGGAATATTATTATTCCCTGTTAATGCAGCATAAGCAGATCCAGCTACAGATCTACCATCCATGAGAACCCATCCTTCACCAGCATAGGTTTGAAATTGAGCTTCAGTTAGCATTGACTGTCTCACATCACCTACAATACCTGCGTACACTTTTGGAAGTGCAGCTGTGGTAACAGATGAGCGGTATCTAATGTAGTACCTAACTGTTACGTTTACTGGTCTAGTTTCTGTAGAAACATTCGCACTATTAGGTGTTGAAGTTTGTTGGGGAGCACCAGCAGCATCACCACCTGAAGCACCCCTAGTAGGGGAAGATGCTCCAGTATAGTATTGGTATGGAGAAGAGTGAGTATGCGATTGTATTGCATGAGATTGGTAAGAACCAATGTTATCGCCTGTGTTACCGCCTGGTTTTGAGGCTACCCTTGATGCAGCATCGGGATCTGCTCCTACTCCATCGTAACCTCTCATGAAGTTACCTCTAAAATCTGGTAAATTAAAATGATCTCCATCTGCAGTACCGTAAGCAGTACCGATTGATGCGAAAAGATCTGGGTATTCATCTCTTCTTACAGAAGAACCATCACAGTATAAGAAACCATCAGGTGTTTGAGTTGTACCAAAAGCTTGAATAGAACCAACATCACCTACGTTAGCTTGGGTAATGATATTTTCTTGATAAACTTCCCATCCAACTACAGGAAATTTTGCTGTAAAGGTAATGCTATCATCATTAGAAAATGTAATTGGAGAAGATGCGTCTACAGGGGTGGTAGTAGCAGCACTACCTTGCCACATTACTTGTACTCTAGTGGTGTTAACACCCCTTACACTACCGTCATAGTGGTTACCTATAGAAGCATCTCTTATCTGTACATTTCCGTAACCTTTCCTAACATTTGTAGACCACTGTTTAGATCCGTCAATAACAATACCACTTGGTAAATCAACTTCTAAGTTAGCAGCTGTTACAGCACCCGTCATGAAAACAGATACTTCAATTTCCATGGTATCTCCAACCCTTCTTTTCTTACCGAAATATTGACATCCACTTATCCATGAACCAGTAGGAGTCCAATTTTCCCATTCAGTCATGTGAACAACATCTTTAGAGAAAAGAGTATCTGGAGTTACAATAGCATCGTCCCACTTAAGGACTTCAGATCCTACTGAGTGACTTACAACTTGAGGGCCAATGGAAATATTTTCACAAGATTGAGCAACATAAACAATGAAATCAAATTCCTTGTATCCATTAGCATTATCGTATTTAGGTAATGTTTCTGTAGTGTCAGTCATAATGACTGAGTTAGTCTCATCCCTTACAACAAACTTAATGTCATTATCATTACCATTATAATTATATCTGAACTTAATAGCTAAAAATTGGCCTCTATAACCAAGTGGAATAGGTATCAATTCAGATCTAACATAATCATTATTTGAAGCTGAAGGAGTAGCATTTAATGTCATTTGAAATGCTTTAGTCCCACGAGCGGGGTTAGAAGTAGTTAAAGCGAAAGTAGATGATGTAGAACCACCGTTACCAAAAGTAGGATCTGAACCTTGAGAAAATTCCCCAACTTGTGCGAGGTCGGCATCCCCTTTTTCATAGAAGTTAAGTGCGCCACCGCCACCAGATCCAACAGGTGTTTCATTTCCATTTTCATCCTGGATATAAAGTTTGTTATCATTTTTAGAGTACATTGAAATGTTACCTGCAGCTGGAGCTGAAGGTGTACTCTGATGAGGTAGTAAAGTAACTGGAAGAGACTTATTCGATAAAGTCTCAGCTTGATCTAATGTTGCTAATGTTGCAGTAGCTACTGGAAAAGTAATAGTCTCAACTCCATCTGGAGACAAGCTGGCCATTGTGTTACCAGTAAGTGTTTTTCCTGTTAATGTCTGAGCTTCGTCTACGTTGACTACTGTTCTTACCGATCCATTATAATACTTAAGGTCGTTACCTGTAGTATTGTAGAAAAATCTACCTGTGAGCAATCCAGCTCCAGTAGGATCTGCACTAAGAAGTTCAGCTTGTGCTCTTTCTAATGTTCCAAAAACTTTCATTTTTACTCCATAACGATAAGTCTATAACTACCTGCAGGTAACGCTATATTTGTAGTGATCCTGATCTGAGTCTGACTGATTGCTTCTAGTTTACAATATATTCTCTCAAAATTATTAGCATTGTCCAATAGCTGAACTATGGCATTTCTAGCATCTTGAATATTTGAACTAACATCGACTGTTTTAGTCAAGTCAACACCGTTAAATGCTTCATCATTGATATATTTACCAACTCCAGCTACTTTGAATTGAGATCCAGTATCCACATAAAGCTTCTCTGTATCCGTAGCATAAACAAGTCTACCTTTATTATTAGCTGAAAAAGCTGGTAAACCTGTACTTAAAACATTTTCAAGTCTAGCTCCGAAAAGCTCACCCTTGGTATATAAATTTCTAAAGTAATGAGTAGGATCACCGAGATCTTGTCCTGACCATCCTGTGGTAAAAATAGCATTATCAAAAGGAGTTAAATTATCCTTAGTTCTAATACTTCCTTTAGTCGCATTACTTGTTGATTCTAAAGTGAGGCCATCATTGGCATCCGTGCCTCCGATGACCTCTTGGCCACCACTCCTACCTGCAAGGAGTAGATATTGAGTATGATCATCGTCACCGAGTCCACTAACGCTTCCATGATCTACTTCTGTATCTGGAATAGAAGGTAAAAATTTACCTGAAGCATTGTCATAGAAAAGAGTATGACCATCGGCTACACCTACAAGGGCATCTCTGAAGGCCAATAATGTAGCTATTGCCACATTGTTAGTCCCATCACTTAAATTCCCCTGTAGATAAATATCTTTAAAGTTTAATGCTGTAGTACCGAGATCAATGGTATTATCAGCATTTGGACGCATTATGTTTTCTAATTGAGAAACACCCTGGAATTTTATAAGACCATCAGCACTAGATCCTTCTCCAATGGTAAAAACAATATTACCTGAAGTTCCACCAGCTGGACCTGAAATAAATTCAACATCACCTGAGTTACCAGTAGATAGTTGTTCACCAGTTTGAAAAAGTATTGAACCAGAAGGTGTAACACCAGCTGAATCAAAATGGGCATCACCAGTTGCAAAACTAATTCCCCCTGAACCAGCATCATCTGATTCACCTGTGATAAAGCTTATGAAACCACTGTTCAAAGTGGCAACACCAGTTTCAAAAGTCATACCACCATTAACACCAGTAGCATTTTGTCCAGAATAAAATTGTAGTTGATTTTCAGCTGACATCTGAACAGAAGTAGCAAAAGGGCTAATGTCACCTACTAAAGTTCCACCTACTGAGAACACCACTCTGTTCTCAACATAAATGTCCTTCCAAGCATTAGTAAGTGAACCCATATCCTGAGCATCGTTACCAGCTGGAAGTAAATTACCTAGTCCTGAAACTTCATCAGTATCAGAAACGGTAATTCCAGATTCTTGAAGGGCATCTCCACCTGTTCCATCAGATCGGATAAGCCTATTGTCGTTGGTTGAAGTAAACTCAAGGCCAACTAATTTTTCAACTCCAGCACTTGTAAGTCTATAGAGTTTGTCGTCATTTTTAAAATAGAGTGAGTCGTAACCTGCAGCGGGGTTCGCTGGAGTAGTTATTTGCTGAAGCTTAACTTCACCATTAACTGTGGTCACTCCTAAAGTAGAAGCACCAGCTCCTAATGTTCCAGTAGTTGATAAATTTTCATTTCCAAAACTTATAGCACCTGAGCTTGATAAGATCGAACCATCAGAAAGAGTAAGGTCACCAGCAAGAATACTCGTGCCAAAGTAACCTGTTTTAAACTTCTCAGTGACAGTACCCATGTCGTAAGTATTATTAACAATAGGTCGGGAATTATCATCGAACTGAATAAAGCCTGTGTTAGCTCCGACACCATCCCCTGAGTTTGCGTGGAGGGTAAGGTGTTGATTCGCAAGATCTCCCCCGAAAATGTGCTGTCCAGCATCGGTGCCAGTGAGAACATCTCCGTTCTCGTCTTTATCAGAGATACCATATTTATAAACATAAACGTCCTGTGTTTGAAGCAAGAAATTAGAAAGAATACTTTGTTCTCCCCAATCCATGTCATAAATTTTGTACCATTGAGGGGCAACGTCACCTTCACGTTGTTCCCATCTATATGAAGCAGCTTTACCATCACCATCATCTAAAACAACTCTATAGTCATTGATGTTATTACCTACTAAGGGCAATGCAGCTGGTGTAGCCACTGATTCTTGAGTTTGTGGATAAAGAACAGCTAAAAGCCATTGTAAAGCAGAATCAACATTTGTAACTCCAGGTAAAGCTGGGTTAGTAAATGCAAACTCAGTTAAGCTGTGCTTATAAGGGTGCTGAAGCTGATTCCAAATTTTTGATCTTAAAACGTGAGATTCTACCATCTGGCCCTCACTCTATATTTCATAAGAAGAGTCCCATGTTCCCACAGTCTCTTTTGATTTTACAATTATTGTACTGGTTCCATCCTTGTATTCAACCTGAGTTACTAAACAAGGATCTCCATGCTTTGAATTTATTGGTGCCTGGTAAAAAGTAGCAGGCCTATCTTGACCATCTAATACAACATATTCTTTTTTAAGCTCATGCTGTAAAGAAGTTATAAGTGCTGTTAATTCTTTTTGATCCATCTTTTACTCCAAAAACCACTCCCTGGAAAACCAAGGAGTGGTTGATTATTAATCAGTATTTTGATTAGTAAGAGATGCTGTGGATAATCGCACAGTTCCCAGGTTTTCTTACCTCTAGTTCTCCGAAAAGGAAAAGGTCGAGAATGTAAGCGTAACCAGAAGTTGTACGAGTCTCGTAGTATTGCTTCCCATCTGGAGCAGTTCT